AGCGTCTATCAGAAATGCGAGATAATTTTGAGTGGGGTGGTTATTATACAGAAGGCGATTGTCGGGATGCAAGGAAAGGTCTTGACAAAAAATTGTCGGTATGTTATCATGATAAACAGTGGAGAGTTATAAAATGATTAGAGGATTTAAGGTATAACCAATGAAAAATAAAGATTATGTCGTTGTTACTGCTATTTCATCGTATCGTATGCGTTATGTAATGCATCGTGATGATCTTCAGAAACAAAATATAGAAAAGCCTGTTAATGCTATTGAGTGGGCTAAAGATACAGTTTGTATGGACGAATGTGAAGAGTTCTCCCAAGAATACATGGGAGAATATATCGCTGACACCGTTGATATAAATGAAAAAGATATGCTTGAACTCTTTGATAGAGACAATGAATATCTTAGTGATTGGACAACGCATCGAAAAGTTCAATGGGTGAGGAAATTAATTTCCCTTGGAAGTTCCAAGTCAGAAGACATTGCTGAATAAAAGATGGAGAATAGCTAAATGACAATAGCATTATTTGTTATCGGTGGTCTGATTCTTGCGAATGATATTTTTGCGTGGGCTACTAACCTATGAGTGGAATGCACTTATTGCCTGTGTTCTACTCTACAACGAACACCAAGAAACGTAAGGTAAGCAAGAAGACTCAAAGTCTACTTGCTGCCGAAAGTTCTCATGAAAAGTATTTAAAGAAAATGGGTATAGGCTCTCGTAGCTCAGTTGGATTAGAGCAACGGTCTTCTAAACCGTGGGTCACAGGTTCGAGTCCTGTCGAGAGCACCATTCCAGCTAGTAGATTAGAATTTAGTGTATGTACTAAAAGAGATGATACATATAAGAGAGAGATTTCCAAACAATATGTCATAGGTCAGGCATATAATAAAGGTGGATGTCAAGTGTTATCAAAACAAGAACAGAAAGACCCTGCTACAGGCAAAAGGAGATAGAGGTGAGAGTTGAAGTAAGAAATAATAACGTTGACGGTGCTTTGCGTATTTTAAAGAAGAAGTTGCAAAGAGAAGGATTCTATACAGAATTACGAGAACGTGAGTATCACCAGACTAAGGGTGAAAAGAAACGGTTGGCAAAAGCAGCTGGTCGTAGACGTTGTTTAAAGGAATTAGATAAAAGGTTTGATGAATATGGATACTAAGGTTATCAAAGCAAAGACAAGAACGGGTGAGATTGAATTGGAGACTCACGAAATTGCAACAAGAACTTCAACACCGCTGCATACCACTGATTGGTATATTAAATGGATTAGTTCTATTGTATTGCTTATTGGTATGATTCTTGCTGCAAACAATATATATCCTTATAACATTATTGTTCAATGTTTAGGAATATTTGGTTGGTTAATTGTTGCAATTATGTGGAATGACAGATCATTGATTATCGTCAATGCTGTTGGTGGGGCCATTCTTCTAAATGGTCTAATTGGTTATTGGTTAAAACAAGGATAAATATAAAGATGGCTAAAAAGATAGTATCTAAGACTGAAAATACAGGTTGGACTGATCCTTCTAAAAGAAAGAAAGTTCGTAAACGCCGGAAGCCTATGACGGAAGATCAAAAGGTTGCTGCTGCCGAACGTCTCGAAAAGGCAAGAGCAGTAAGAGCTGCAAAGAATCCTAATTATGGTATGTCTAGTATTCATGAGAGTTTACGTGATATGCCAGATGATTATCCTGTACATCCAAATAAAGTCAAGAAGTGGATTAAAATACAAACGGAACTTGCAAATTCAGAGCGTAAGTTAAATAGACAGGGTGTAAAGGGAGCGGCTGCAAGGCAACTTATTCATGAGGGATATATCAAAAATCTTAAAAAGTTTTTGCGGGATGGTGACTATATCGATAATTTCTATGGTGAGCATCAAGATAAAAAGATAACTCGTAAATGTGTAGCTCAAGCATACTATTGGGAAGGTCCAAAGAAAGATCAACCAAAGTTTGATGTTGGTGTATGGTATCCATTACTTGGAACTGTGTATACAAAAGAAATGCAACAATCAGAAGAGGAAGAGTAGGAATAGATATGCCAATGTGTAAAAGTCCAATTAAACCTACTGGAAATGTAATCCATGGCCCTTGGAAAAGGAAGGCAAATAGGGAAATTATAATACCCGATGAAGACATTGTTAAACTCCAAGAAAACCTTATGTTTTGTGATAATCTTACAGAGGGCGTTATGGTTCAAATGATACATACTCTTAGCGAAAATGGTTTTGAGGTAAACGCTGAACCCTTCTTGAAAGATGTAGGATTTATTATTGAGGGCGTTAGAAGTTGTTTGTATAGAGAGATGGAAATAGTGCATCCAATGTCAAAAGTTATAGATGTTTTTGTTAAATCACAAATGGTTAAAAATCCTGATGATGACGATGATGAATCAAAAACTCTTTTATTTAGTATTGATGAAGAAGCATATGCTAAAGTAATAGATACTCCTGATGATGAAAAAGACAAATAAATTTATTGAAGCATTTAGCCCTACTATATTAGAAACTAAGGTTCCAGCAATAAATCAAAATGGTTATGGTGGATATCGTGCAAAAAATGAAAAATCAAAGTTCTTCCGTGAAAATACTACAGGTTGGATTTTGGTATAAATGATGAAGGATTAAGAAAATTATATTAGTTGATATGAACCAAATTTCGGTTGCAAGTGCTATGATGCATTTACATCTGACAAAGGCACCAAAAGTAGATGAGAGTATGGTACGCCATATGATCCTAAACTCACTTCGCATGTATCGTGAGATGTTTTTTGGAAAATATGGTGAATTGGTGATCTGTTATGATTCTAAGCACTATTGGCGGCGAGACTACTTCCCCCAATACAAAATGAATCGTAAGAAGAGTAGAGAAAGCTCTAGTCACGATTGGGATGCAATTTTTGATTGTCTAAATAAAGTTAAAGAAGAGATGTTTGAATTTATGCCTTATAAAGTTCTTGAGGTGTATGGTGCAGAAGCAGATGATATTATTGCTGCTCTTGCTTTAGAATTGGAGTTTGATAATGGAAAAACTTTGATTCTCTCAGGAGATAAGGATTTCATTCAATTGAAAAGATATATGAACGTTTCTCAATATAGCCCTATCACCAAAAAGTTTATTAGTGGCCATGATCCAGATGAATATTTACAAGAACATATTCTGAAAGGTGACACTAGTGATGGTGTTCCAAATGTCCTTTCGCCAGATCATACCTTTACTGAGGGATTACGACAAAAGCCCCTGACAAGGAAAAAGATTGAAGCATGGAAGGGTCCATTGGTAGAACATTCTCTACCCAACGATGAAATCAAAAGAAACTATCAGAGAAATGAAACTCTGATTGATCTACGAAAATCCCCACCAGAAATATATTTGGCATGTCTAAAGGCATATCATGATGCAAAAGAAGGTGATCGTAGTAAAATATTAAATTACTTTATACAAAAGAGATTGAAAAATCTCATGGAATCAATAGGAGATTTTTAACATGACGCCGCTAATTTCAGAAGTTTTGAGTAAGGTTGCCAAAGCTAAAACCAAAGACCAGAAAATTAGAATTTTAAGAGAGAACAATACAGAACCTCTTCGTATGATTTTGAAAGCATCATTTGACCCATCTATCGAATGGGAACTGCCTGAAGGTGAAGTTCCATATCAAAAAAATGATGCTCCAATTGGAACTGATCATACAAACTTGGCCCATGAGTCACGGCTTCTGTTTCACTTCATCAAGGGGGGCAATCCTAAACTGACGGCCCTACGGCGTGAAAATATGTTTGTTCAACTGCTAGAGGGACTATCTGCTGAAGAGGCTGATCTTGTCTGTTCTGCAAAGGATGGAGCCCTTCATAGGAAGTATAAGGGACTATCTGATGCTGTAGTTAAGGAGGCTTTCAACTGGACTGATTCGTATATGCAACCAGAACCGACTGAAATTCTGCCTGGCCATGAAGCACAATTCTAAAATACCCTATTGACAAACATTATTTATTATGGTATAATCTATATATGATAAGAAATAAGAGAGGGTTTTATGGTTAATGTATGCGTAACTGGCGGCCTAAAGAAAGACCGTGAACTAATAGATGATATTGTTTGGTGGTGCAAAGATATGCTGTTGCCCCGTCATCGTGTGTTAGACATTGAAGTTAGTTTGATTAAGACCTTTGAAGACGGTGCTGAGGGGTTCTGTTATCGTGGAGACGATAATCGTGATTTTCATATTGAAATAGATCATCGTCTAAGCAGAACAGTCAGTAAAGAAGAATTTGTAGAAGTTGTTATTCATGAAATGATTCATGTTTGGCAAGGTACAACTGGCCGTATGGTAGATAAATTCAAGGGCGGTTCTCACAAGCAAATGTGGATGTGTAAGGATGGTAAGTATCGTAATTATACTGAAACTAAATATGAAAAACAACCTTGGGAAGTAGAAGCATATAAAATGTCTAGCCCACTAACAAAACATTATATGGAGCAAGAATTATAAAATGAATGATTTTGCAGCTGTAATATTAATGATTGGAGTTACTAATATATTTCCATTTTCTGATAAAATTCTTCACACATCAACACAAACAATTGAATGTCTTGCATTAAATATGTATCATGAGGCAAGAGATCAAGGTACAGCAGGTAAAATTGCTGTAACTGCTGTTGTCATTAATCGTGTGAATGATGATAGATTCCCTAATACAGTATGTGAGGTTATTAAACAAGGCCCGACAAGAAAGTCATGGAAAAACGATGGAACATTTTATCCAATAAGAGATCGATGCCAATTCAGCTGGTATTGTGACGGTAAAAGTGATATTCCAAAAGATGTAAAAGCTTACCAAAAAACCCTTGACTTATCTTCCTTGATAGTACATGATGATATTAAGTTTGTAGATATAACAGACGGTGCGTTGTTTTACCATGCTGATTATGTTACGCCCTCATGGGCAAAGCAGAAACAAAAAACAACAGAAATTGGTGATCATATATTTTATAGATGGGACAAAGAATGACAGATGAAAATGATCTATTAAGACCACAGGATGAAGTAGATTGGATGATGTCTATGCATCGTGAGCCAGAAAGATATGAGGAAGGTTTAACATCTACCGAAGTAGATAGTCTAATTAGATTTTATCGTGAAGAGGAATTAATGGATCGGTGCAAGGAGACAAATTACGGTAACATATTTAAATTTTCTTATTATAAAGAAGATAGGATATTTGGAATTATTGAAAATGCTGTTAATAAATTAATTGGGACAGGGTGGAAATTTGAATCAGGAAGATTTCATGAACAAAAAACTAATAGGTGGACTAGGATTCACACCGATACAGCAGCATATGCGCCGCCTGGCCTTAAAAATATGGCAGGCCTACAAGCGTGGATTAAAGAGGGAAACAATAAAGATTTAGTATATATACCATGGCGTACATTTTTATTTCCACTAGAGTTTGCAGAAACACATGGCGCTTCAACTGTATTATTTAACCAAAGATATTACGGGATTGAATCAATTAGATGGAAAGACTATGGTTTAAATGGTAAATATATTGGCGAGGTATTAAATTATAAAGAAGGTTATAATATTGATGATGATATATATGAAAAATATTTAAAACATTGTACTAAAGAAAGATTACAAGGTTTAACAGTACACAGCTGTTATGATTGGAAAGTAGGCGGGTGTTTCGAGGTTGATTCTAATCAAGTCCATCTTGGTGGATATTTATCAAATCCACCCAAAATGTGCTTTATTGTTAGAGTATCATATGTAGAAAATAAAGATGAAAATGAGGTTGAAATATAATAATGACATTTGATAAATACCAAGAATTTGCACGATCAACCGCAATATATCCAACCACATGTAAGGTGACATATCCTACACTTGGTTTGTGTGGAGAGGCTGGTGAGGTTGCAGAGAAAGTTAAAAAATATATGAGAGATGGTAAATCTCTTGATGGTGTAGGGTTAGAACTAGGTGATGTATTGTGGTACATCTCAGCACTTGCTGATGACCTTGGTGTAACACTTGAAGAAGTTGCACAGGCGAATGTAGACAAACTAAAGTCTAGGATGGAACGTAATAAAATTAAAGGGGATGGCGATTATCGATGAAGGTTAAATATTATCGCCCTGATATTTTTGAGATAGATTCCTTTCTAGAAAATAAAAAAATTGATCCTATTATTCTGTCATTGAGAACGTTTACAAGAGCATATATGCATGTGGATAGAACAGGACTATTCAATCCATTCAATATGATGTATGATCCGATTCCTTCTGTTGGAAAATTCAACAAGACGTTTGAGGATTGTTGTATGGATGCAGCAACAAATTTATGGAAGTTGGGAAAACCTATAGAATTATTTTGGAGTGGTGGAATTGACAGTAGTGGGGCTTTGGTTGCACTATTAGAAACTAAATCTGAATCAGACATTTTAAATATACGATACACTAAAGATTCTATTGTAGAGTTTCCTACAATGTGGGAAAAATTAGTAAAGGATAGAAATGATCCTTTACATGATAAAAAAATGT